TTTCTAATTCAATTGAAATATCAACATCTGATTCTGCTTTTTCTTTCACATAATCATTAAGTGCTTTTTCATTGATTGGTTGTATCTCATCTTCGTCAACATCACCTTGATTTTCATCTTCGTCAATGTCAGTATCGACAATTACATTGCCGTCTTCCTCTGCGAAATAATCATCTTTATCATAAGCAACTTTTCCAAGATAAGTTGTATCACCTGACTCATCATAGTTTGCATCAACGATAGTTGTTTCAACTCCGTCTTTTGCCGTTGCCAAGTTATCTGTCACTTCACTATGATTAATACCACCACTCTCAAGAAACTTCTCGTCTGCTTGATCTTTGTTGTCTGCCAGAACATGTTGTTCTATGCATAGTGTATAGTATGTTTTTTTTGTGTATAGGTTTTTACCTAAATTGTCTTTTGTAAAAAAGACCTCTGTTTTCACTTCACTCATTATCAACCTCCATTGTATTAAAGTGTATTTGTTAATTCTGGCATAAAATCATATTTAAAGAATTGTCTACCATTTACTTTTTGACCATAATCATAAAACAAATGATTATACTCTCTTTCGTCTTTCTGTAAATTAAACTCCTCGCCATATGTGTAATAGTATTCTGAACCGTGTATCATATCAACACCACTATGACCAGTGCAATTATTAGCAGTTTCGTTATAGTGTTTATCACAATACTTTTTAATTCTGTTTTTAAATGTTTCTGAATTTAATCTTTTAAGTTGAGATAAAGGTACATTTCTGAAGATAGTATGATGTATTTTAAAATACGGGTCATATCTATCATCAGAGTCTTCATACTCTCTCCAATATGTTAAATTAATTGTACCTTGTTTACTCATTATATACCTTGTGTTTCGTATTCTAAAACTTCATCGATATTTTCTGCATCGATATTCAACAAGTTAAGATTATCTAACGAAAGAATATCATTCTTTGCAGTAGCATAATCAATTGTCTTTTGTTTTAGTTTTGAGATAATGTTATCAACATTTTTCTCTGCATCATCTGTATAGTATTGTTTTACTTTACTCATTATATTAACTCCTCATCTAGTTTGTTATATTTAATCATATCATTTGTTTGGTTCTTTGTCAACCCATAATCTTTGATAGGGTCAAGAACAAAACGAGAACATTCAGACGCAAATGGGTCAGTAATAAATGTCTCATTATAGTCGAATCCAAGAGAGATAATTCCCTCTGAATTATAATCAACATATGTTGATCTAGTCTCATATTGATCATTTTCATATAAGATTTTTTGTGTATTGTTTTTTATTGTCATATTAACCTCTCCTTATATAATAATAATATAGGGTTATTACCCCTAAGTCAAGGGTTAAAATATGGTTAAAAAAGCAAGGAAAATCAAGGGTTTTTAGGTTGATTTATTGTGTATTTGTGCCACCAACCAGATAATCTCATAGTTTTGTAATGTTGATTGAATAATACTATACTTGATTCGTCATGATTGGTTTGTGTTTGTATGGATGAATATCCTGTTTTATGTCTTTTGAGTTCGTGTTCATCATAAAGATACTTGTCAATACCATTATGATACTTAACATAATAGTAGTCTAGATTGTCTGCAACTTTAGAGTGTATATGAGAATAGTCACCAGACCAAGAAAGTATATCTGAAGAAATTTGTAAGTGATTCTTATAGTAATCATCTGATTGCCAACTACGACTATCACATACATGTAATTTATCTGTAAGAAATTTATTACAATCGCCTTTGATAATAACATCTATGTCAAAATAAATGTTCCTATAATGTTCTTCTCTGTATCTATCGAACATTAACAACTTATTAAAACAACCATAATCATCTTCGTACACATTATCTCTGATAACGACAAACTCATCGTACTTTAAACCAGAGTGTTTATCGATCATGTATTTGAAATTGTCTTCGTACCACTGGTCAAACTTATTGCCAGTTCTTACACAGATTACTCTTATTTTCTTTTCTTCAGTTCTAATTGATTGTTTATCCACTCTTTCGCTCTTCCATTCCTAACTGGTTGTCTTAATAATGCTTTTACTCTTTTGAAGACAGAATTAAATATGTCTTCACCTGCATCATTATTATCGACAATCACAAATCCATTTTTAAAAAATAATGAAAATTTACCTATATTTTGTTGTACAGCTTTCCATGATCTAGTCACAATACTTTCTGGTACATTTCTTTGTCTCTTTGCGTTTCTTTGTAATGCCACATCAAGTGAGGTATTTACAAATATCATGTAAGTATCATATCCTAATTGTTGTAGATCAGTTGCTTGTTTTGACATTTTATCAAATTCTCTTCCTGTGCCATCAATAATAAGTCCTAATCTACCTTCGATATAATTTTTTTCTCGTTGTGCTGTTAATCTTTTTGCTTTATCTCTTATTGGGTCTCTTTGTGCAGCTTGACTATCAGGCATTCTTAAAGATAAGTTTGCCTTTTTAAGTAATCTTTCAAGTGCATCATCAGAGTTTACAACTTTAAGACCTAAACTTCTAGGGATAGTTCTACCTGTAATATATGACTTACCAGAACCTGGGCCACCTGCTAAAAAGAATGCCTTAAATATATTTGGGTCATAGACACCTTCGTTTAAGTCTAATAATAAATCATCAACACTTTTTTTCATTTATACTCCTATGAATGAGAAGATGTCAACTCTCTTGCTATCTCATCATGCGATCTAACTGCTGTTTGTTGAACCTGTGTATTACTTGAGTTGACAGAATTGTTTTGATTTGATTGAATAACAATAGGTTGTGCTGGTAATCCAGCATCATCTGTAAATCTACCACCTCCTGTTAAAGCAACTTCGTCCACATTATTAAATCCACCTTCGTATGGATTTGAATTAAGAGCTTCTGTAGAAACTTCATTACCTTTAGTATAACTATCAAATACTCTTCTAAATGCTTCTGCTGGTGATTCACCACCTGGTAATACTGCCTTAGCAGCTGCTAAACCACCTGCACCAAGACCTTTTAATATAGTACCAAATGAGAATAATTTATTTTTTACATCACTTACAAAACCACTTACATCAAAAGAAAATATTTTACCAAAAAATTCTTTTACTTTTTTTACTGCACCTATAAGAGCACCTGTAATTGACCAATCACCAGGTATACCGTCAAATCCAAATATACCTGCAACAGCATTTATTGCTGCTCTTACTCCAGCGAATGCTATGTCTGCTAATCCACCAAACAATTTGAGAAATGTTTCTATACTAAAATCGCCAGAGAATAATGCTTTAACACCTTCAAAGATACTTGTTAGTCCACTGAAGATACTATTGAAAGCATCTTTAGCAAATGTAATGATAGGTTCAATAACAGGTGACATAAATTCATATATTTTTTTGAACGCACCAATTATCGCACCAAAGACACTATCAGTTCCCTCAAATCCAAAGTATCTTGCAATCGCATTAAATATTCCTGTGACTGCTGAGTCAAGTACTTTAAATACCATACCTCCGATACCCATAAAGATGTCCATTAATCCACCTATAATATCTCCTTGAAATAATTTTTTAAATCCACCAAAAACTAAATCAAACTGTGGTGCTAATGATTTCATAAATTCTGTTAATTGTTGAAATAGTTTACTATCTAAGAATGCTTTTAAACCAAAGAATGCTGCAACTAATCCACCAACCTTTAACATGTTCATTAGTCCACCACCTGCTTTATCTAAAGCACCTTTCGCCGCACCTTTAAGACTTCCACCAATACCCATGATAGAACCTTTTAGTCCGTCTAGACCTTTACCAATGCCTTTTAATGACATTGTTTGTTTTAAGTTTTGCATTTGTATTTGTCTATTAGCACGAGTCTCTAATCTTTTTTCTTGTCTTGCTATGTTCTCTGACTTTTCTTGAAATTCACGAGTCCCTTTTATCTGATCAGCAGTCATAGTATCGCTAACAAGCATTTGTTCTAATACTTGTTTCTGCATTTTTAATTCTGATCTTGTTTGTTCTTCAGACTTTAATTCATCTTCACTGATTCCTCTAGTTCTCATGACCATTTCTCTAGTCGCTTGTGTCTGATCTTTTGAAATTTTGTTATTGAGTTCTTGCAATCTATTTTGTTGTTCCATACTAGTGATTGCTTGTTTATCACTTGCTAGTTGATCGTTAAGAGTTTTTAATTGATCTTTTTCTACACCACTAAGTCTAGATGCAATGACTTCACCACCTTTAGTCTTTTTACCTTTTTTCATATCACCAACAAACTTATCAATCGCACCTTGCGATCTCTTTGCTTGATCACTTAGACTTTTTTGTTGTTTTGCTTGATTGATAACTTCTTGTTTCTTTTGGGATATAACTTTAGCTTCCTCTTCAGCATTCTTTTTTCTAATAGTTGTGATTAAGTTTTCTACTGCAGCTGTCATTTATTTTTACCTCTAAAGTATTTATAACCGATACCGTCTTCTCTATTACGCCATAGTTTTTGCCATGACCATACAGAGATTTTACCTGATATACCACTTATAAAATTTAGAATGTGATATAACATTACTTCTTCTTATTTTTACTTGTCATTGCTTGAGCGCCAAAGAATGCAGCTACAATACCTGCGACAGCGATGAAATATACACCTGCCATGTCACCTAGTATTTTTCCAGCATTCTCAAAACCCAAAAGATTTGTGACTATTACTAAAAATGGATACAATAACATACCATATAAAGAATACCATGCCATTGTTCTTTGTGCATCACGCATAGCATCTGCATCTTCAAGTTCTTTTCTTTTAAACTCTAAAAACATTTCATGCTCTACTTTAGATACTTTACCATCACCATTTGTATCTGCTGGATGTGGTACATTTGTTGTTTCTTTTGTCATCTTCTTTTCCTTGTTTACCTATTTGTTCTATTTTTTGCTTTTTCTGCTTCTTCTTTTCTTCTTCTATTTTCTTCTTTTATATACTCTGCCAAAAGGTTAACATATATCTCCCTCTCCCATGGCCACATATCTTCTAGTTCAGATAACGAATATTTGTGATGTTGTAGCATCGCAAAGTTTGTTTTATAATAATTCGTTATCGAGTCATGTGAGAGGCTTATGCTAAAAAATTCGCAAGGCCCTCGATTACAACCTCACTCTTTACCTTAGTCTTAGGGTTTTCAACTTCAACCACATGTCTAAGTCTAGGCATCGTTTCAAAAAATTTCATAACTTTTGATAATTGAGCACTATTAAGTGAATCAATAAACTCGTCAAGTTCTTTATCAGTAAAATCTATTCTTCTATGAATAGTTTTACCTTCAGTCACACTCGCAACACACTTTTTGATTAAACCAAAAAAGTTTTTTGATGTATTACTGTCTTCAGAATCAAAACTTTTGAAATCATCAATTAAAGGATATTTCAAATCCAAAGAAACATCATCTGTTATATTTATTATATTAGTATGATCTTCTTTAATTGTCATATCAATTTTATCTAAGTTGATTTCAACAATTGCTTTTGTTTTCTCGTCATCGGGGCAAGTGACTGTGACTTTCGCAGTTTCCCCTACTGATTTTGCTCTTAGTTTGATAAAGATATATTCAAGATCAAACATTGGGATGTTATTAACATCCACTTTATCAAAAGTACAACTTTTAATAATATTTTTTACTGCATCAATTATCTGTTTATCTTCTTTACTTTCACTAGCCATCATAAGAACCTTTTGTTCTTTGACTAGAAAAGGTCGATATGTAATAATTTCTGCTGAAGATGGCAACTCTAACTCGTATGTTGCAGTTGCCAGTTTTGGTAGTGCCATAATTATCGCTCCTTATATATTAATATTATAGTTTTCTTAAAACTGCTGGAACACGACTTCTTAATTGTCGCTCAACAGTATTAACGAACACATCACCAATTCTTTCTAGAAGTGGTTTAGGCAATTCTGCCTCATCTGTTAAATTTTTCCAATATCTATATGACCAAGTCACAGGTAGTAAATATAAAGAGTTAAGATTACCATAATCACCTTGTAGTTCACCTACTGTTGACGGATAACACTCGATTAACTCTACGCCATGTCTTCTTCTATCATTTTGATCTAATTGAAATATTTGCATTGTTCCAACATAATCGTCATAATATCCTACTGAAAAATCTGCTCTGTTTGCAGCTATTCTTTGCCAATCATCAAAGAAATTTCTTTCTTTAAAATCAGAAGATACTCTAACGCTTGTACTGATCTCTGCAAAAGTTTGACCTGTCACAATTTTTCTGACTGGTCCGTAAATATTTGTGTCTTCTTGAGCTTCTAAAGTCATACCAGGAAATGAAACCTGCGATGTTTCCATAGAAACTTTTCTTACTAAATCTGTTCCTTTTTCACGCAGTAATTCGCCAAAAGGATTTGTTGATTTATCTGTTCCACCTGTTCCTCTATAACCTGTAGGTGGTGTAATAATTACTTCGTATTTTGAAGGTTTAGCATAACCATCTTGACTTCTAAAAGTTGCCAAGATTTCATTTAGTACTCCGTATGCAAACCCATCTAGTAAACTGCTTCTTGCCATTAGTTTAGTACCTTTAATAATCTTATGCCGTATTTACTTTGTTTATCTTCTTGTAATAATCCTTTGACAAGTTTACATGAGAATACAACTCTCTCACCACCAACTTCTCTAGATGCTATTCTTTTTGATTTCAAACATTGACCTATGTTTTCTTTATAGACCCATTCAATCATCTTACCATTTAAGTGTAATATCAATGCAACAACGCCATCTTTTTCATACTTCTCACCACCAACATAAAGTTTTTGTGCAAATACACTTGAGGTAAACAATAATAAAAATATAAGTGTTGTTATTTTTTTCATTGAGTTTTTCCGTTTCCGTTTTGATATATAATATTTCTATTACTGTCTTTTAATTTTTCAACATCATCACGCAGAATTTTTACATCCTCTTGTAATCTTTTGATGTTAACGCCATTGTTCATCATGTCTTCCATACTTTTTTGTATTCCCTCTACTTGACCAGCAATGTGCTCGATAAGCATGAATTGCTCTGAGTCAGCAGGTAATGACCCCATTTCACCTCTTGGCCATTTAATTCTAAATTCTGTATTTTTATCTAAGTCAGCAGTTATTGTTTCAACTGCTTGATTTAAATCTTTTTCTGCTAGCGTACTTTTTGTTTCTAACATGGTAATACGCTCTAACACACCAAAGTAAGCCCAGACCCCAACGCATACTGCTGCGATTATGGCCAAAAGGTTTTTCATAGGCATACTTACTGCCGTTGATTCTGATATGTCTATTCTATCCTTACTCATAATTTTATATCATCTTTCTTGAGTCTCGCCAGACTTCATTTGTTGATGCTTTTCTAAATCTTGCCACTGGCAATAGTGTTGCAATAGTCCATTCGTCAGCATCTATTATTCTAAAATCACTTTTTACCCTACTATTTAGATACCTCTTCAGTGTAGGCTTGATTAATCTTACTCGTTTTAGTCGGTTATAATTTGTCTGTATTTTAGTTCTTTTATTTAAATCTTTTGTATTTGTGAAGTCAATCAATGTATCTAATAATCTAATCCTTAAAGGTACTGGTAGATAGTGTAGATTAATTCCTAAGAACCCATCGCTATATGTTTCAATAGGAAGTATTAAAGGAAATGTATCATAGTAAGGTAGTTTTGCTTTTAACTTTGGGTCATAGACAAACATTTGAAGTTTGCCAAACAATACAGTTCTTCTTCTTTTACCGTCTCTGATCAACTGTGAAGCGCCTGGTTTTCCAAACTCTTTAATCTTGTCTCTATACCACTCTGTGCTTCTAGGTCTTCCCCCAGCCGCTTTTTGTACTGCCTTTATGTATTTTGAAACTGCCATATTTGTATCCTACTATTATTTATAATTGGGTGCTAGATGATCTTCCGTTAATATTTTAAAATCAAATCCTTTGTCTTTACAGTATTCTGTTGCAGAGTTAAATTTTGCTCTATTTACTGCGTATGTGTGAACCTCAGATAACCATCTTCTTGTTCTTCTTTTAGGATTTTTTGATGGTGGTTTAAGTTGTGATTTTGGTTTTACTTCAATAATAAATTTTTTGTTTGAACCATCTTTCTGTTTTACCTTCATATAAAAATCAGGAAAATATCTATGTATCTTACCATCAATAGGTGATATGTAAGGTATTGCTATTTCTTCACTTCCCCACTCAATTACCTTCTTTGTTTTGTCGCAATAATCCATTAGGCGTCTTTCCCACATAGAACGATAAATTATCTTCAATGGGTTGCCTTTATATTTTTCTCTATTACTTGGTATGTATCTGCCACTATAAGTCATTATTAACTCCTTTATAACATATAAATAGTACAATAGTCAAGGAATATTTATCTATGAGCATAATAAAAGGTTTAAAAACACAAGCAGTTAGTACAGCAGCCTCTTACGGTATCAGAAAAGTCAGTGGTATCTTGCGTAAACAGTTAGGTTTGCAAGATGTTAATCGACAAGGTGGACCTGTATCTAAATCTAGTGCAGAATTCAATAAACCAACAAATATCTTCTCTTTCCCTCTAGATGTCACTGGTGGCCCAGGTATCGGTAATCAAGGACACTATGTTATGTTCTATATCAATGAACAACAAGACGCAGAATTAAGATTTGGCGAAAGAAAAGACGGTGAGACTTCAGTTATTGAAAATGCATCACAAGCCAATGTTCCACAATACATTACAAGAATGGTAGGTGATACTGCTGTAAGAGAAGAGAATACAAATGGGTATGAAAATCAACAACATTTAGACATGGTTGACCCTGGGTTTAAAAAAGCATTAAGTAAAAGAAAAACTAAACCAAAACCTTATAAGGCAGGTGGTTCAACTGCATATCTAAAAAGAGCACCAACTGTAAGATTAGATACTGCGATTGCATTATACATGCCACCACAAGCAACTTATATCAATCAATTTAATTATACTGATACTGAAATTGGTTCTGGTGCAAGAGCGGCAACAGATGCCTACGGACAAATAATGAGTGGTGCTGGGACTGCCGAAGTTATTGGTTCAACAATGAAAAATTTAGGAACAGGTCTAAGTGAGGGTTTAATGAAAACTGCAACTGCAGCTGTTGGTGCAATACCTGGTTTACAAGGAACGAGAGAAGCATACGAAGCGGCACAAGGTGCCATTGTTGCTGATAGAATGGAATTAGCATTCAAAGGTTTAAACAAAAGAAAGTTCCAATTTCAATTTAAATTTTTACCTAAAAACAAAAGAGAGTCAGACGAAGTAAGAAATATTATATTTGCCTTTAGAGCAAATGCAGCACCAGAGTTTGTTGGTGGTGACAGAGCAGGTAGAAAGATGAGAGTTCCAAATACATTTGATATACAATATATGTATGATGGTAATGAAAACCAATACTTACAAAAAATATCAACATGTGTATTGGAAAATATTACAGTCACATATGGTGGCGATAGATTTAGAACATTTACACCTAACGAAGAAGGTGCTCCACCTGTTGAAACTCAATGTACACTAGAGTTCTCAGAAATGGAATTAATTACAAAAGAAAGAATTTACGAGGGTTACTAGATGTCATTTTTTCAAAACTTTCCTGTTATCCCATACGACTCCGAAGGTAATGGTGAATTAAAAGATGTAACTAATATTTTAAGAAGAGTTGTGGTAAGAACAAAGGTAGAAGATAATACAGCTGTTTTTGATACTTACGATGTTAAAGAAGGTGAAACACCAGAAATGATAGCACACAAATTATATGGTGACATAAATCTACATTGGGTTATTTTACTATTTAATAAAGTAAAAGACAGATACCATGATTGGCCAATGACACAACAACAATTTGATTTATACATGAAAGATAAGTATGGTATTGAAAATATTAGTGCAGTTCATCATTACGAAATTACTCAAGAGTCTGGTCATGGCAATATTAAAATAGACGTTGGTACATCAAATACTTTATATCCAAGTGCAACTGCTATTACTAATTATGATTTTGAAGAAAAATTACAAAACGAAAGAAGAAGAATCAAACTATTAGACCCTAGATATGTAGATCAGTTTGTTGCAGAATTTAAAGAAAAAATATCAGAAACGGTGATTTAAATGAGTACGGTACAATATGCAGGTCAATTTGTAATTGAGAAATGTGAATTAGTCACATCAGCAGGATTAGTCATTAATCTTAGTAGTTCTATTTTAGAAATCAATTTATTCGAAGACATTTATTCAAATGCATTAAAAGGTTCTATCCTTTGTTACGATACAAATAGTTTAATAACTAAAACACAAATTTTAGGACAAGATTATCTTAGATTAAAAATAACAACGCCAGGGTTTGAAAGCAATGATGTTGAGAAATGTTTTGATTTTACAGAAAATGTATTCTCTGTGTATAAAATTGGTGCAAGAAATGATTCATCGTTAAATGCTGAAGTTTTTGAATTATCGTTTATCTCACCAGAAGCATTGACTAATCTAAGAAAAAGAGTATCTAAAAGTCTAACTGGTAGTCCAAGTGAAATATTTGAAACACTTATGAAAAGTGACTTTTCTATTAATACTTCTAAAAAACTTTATATTGAAGAAGCATCTGGTGTAAGAAAATATGTTGTTCCTAATATGCACCCATTTCAATTTATACAGAGCATAGTAGAGGAGTCTGTATCTTCTAATTCACTAAGTCCTTTTTATGTTTTCTTTGAAAATACAAGAGGTTATCATTTTAGAACATTACAAAGTTTATATAATCAAGATACTAAAGGTGATTTTAATCTAGGTGACCCAGGCGAATTAGATGATGTTGGGTCTAAAGTAAAAGACATTGAAAAAGAATATCGTACTGTTCTTCAAGATGATTCAAATAACAATAGTGATATGTTAAAAAATATTGTTAGTGGTCTATTAGCAAAC